CATGACAGAAGAAGTTACGGTAGAAAAGAAATTGGAAGAGAAACCAAAACCCAAGTCAGCATGGTCCTCTGATGAAAAGAAATTGATTGGTACTTATGGGTGCCAGATACTAGCAGAGGATGCTACTTTAGATCAATTGAATGATAAGAAGTACCCTACTGATACTAGTATTGTATCTTATGTTGTTGAAGGTAAAGTCCTTAAGGATCTTTGTAGAGGATCAAAGGTTAATATTTTTGACTTATACTATGATAAGTTTGGTAAGGATTCTGTTAAAGGAATTGACTTTGGTAATGGAATTCTTAATCCTTCTCAGTGGGGATACAAAGCACCTGAAAAGAAGAAGAGGAGAAAGGTATGAGTGATGAACTCCTTAGAGCCCAGATAAATGAACTCATTAGGGATGAGATTCAGGAGGGAATTAATGATTACATAGATGATAAGGAGAAGACTATTACTCCAAAGGGTTTTGGTGGGTTTGTTAGTAAGGAAGAAGAAGGAAAAGAGTTGAAGGTTAATATACCTCATGCAGAAGTTGAGAAATTGATTAAGAAGTATAAGAAGATTAAGAAAGGTCGGAAGTCTAATCTGTATCAAGCAAAACTTTTAAATCAACACGGGAAACCATTATGAGACTTGGCATTATGTGCTCCGGGAACGGCACTAATTTCGAGAACATCGTCCGCACCTGTAGAGAGGATGAAGTTGTAGTGATGGTACATAACAAGAAGAAGTGTGGTGCTGCTAAGAGGGCAGAGAAATTGGGTATACCTCATACTCAAGTCAGTAGCAAGCAAGAAGATTTAATTATTGATATTATGAGAGCATGGAGGGTGGACCTTATAGTTCTTGCAGGATGGATGAGAATAATATCTCCAACACTAATCAATGCATATCCTAATCAGATTATAAACTTGCATCCATCATTGCTACCTAAGTATAAAGGGTTACATGCAATAGAGAAAGCATTTGAGAGTGGAGATGAACTGACGGGAGTGAGTGTTCATTATGTGAATGAAGAATTGGATGGAGGTGAAATTATATTGCAGGAGGAGGTTCCTATTCTTCCTAATGATGATGTGGAATCATTAACAAAAGCAATACAAAGAAAAGAATACTACCTACTACCAAAGGCAATACAATATGTTAAGCAAGGACAACCGATTGCGAGTAACTCAAATTGCTTGTAAAATTAAGTTAAGGAGGGAGGTTTCCTTAACAGAGATGATATGGTATAATAAGATGATAAAATATAATGCCCATGCGAGAGGTATCCATGAGAGAACAGTTAATTAAAGCACTTATATCACATGCTAATGGTGATATCCAAAAACATGTTGCTAATGTTGAAGTGTTTTTGACCAATCCTGTTGGAGTTGGTGACCATCCTGATGTTGTAGAAGCAATAGAAAATGAATTGAATACTATTGCTAAGTACCATGACCAGATTGAAGTGCTTCAGAAGTACTTCGTTAAGAAATAGTTAAGATTGTATCAAAGAATACACAATTACTTGACTATATAATATGGGTATGTTAATATATCCATATCGTTCAACCCATAAGGGTCGCAAGTAAGTCGCGGAACGGAGCGTTCATCCCTATGATATCCATCCTTCTAGCATCATCTCTTTCTTGTCCGGATGCTGAATCTCTAATACAGAAATTCAACAAGAGGCATGTTTCTCAAGAACAAAAGGTTGAGTTGATTGAGGTCGTTAAGACCAATAGTGAAGCTGGATGTTGGGACGCAAACGACTAAAGGAACGGAGCTAAAATTCCAACTACTTTAGGAGTATCACAATGGCAAAAGTAACCTACCGTGGTGTTACATATAACACCAATGACAAGCAATCTTGTCAGAAGCAAGTCTCTGAACTCACATACAGAGGCATTAAGCATACAGAATCAAAAGTTGTGTGTGCAAGGTAAGTAACTGACTTACATATACGTTTTAAGGAGGAGTGTTTGACGCTCCTCTTTTTTTGTATTATAATTACTGGTATGAACAAAGCAAAACTAAAAGTGTTAGTTCGAGCTCTGAAAGAGATTGTTGATGAACTGGAATCGGAAGTTTATTCTGACCCAGGATCATATCAAACTCCTGAAGAATTCTCTGCACCTGAACTTGATTACGATGAAGAGTATGAAGGACCATGACAGTTAAACTTATAAGTGTTACTCCTGATGCGGAGAAGACTATGGCATACATTGCTAGAGTTTCTAACCCATCTAATCAGGGTAATGAAAAGTATGCAGGACTATTAAAGTATTGTATCAAGCATAATCATTGGTCTGTATTTGAACAGTCCTCTATGACCTTGGAGATTGAAACTACAAGAGGTCTTGGTGCTCAGATACTTAGGCATAGGTCATTCACTTTCCAAGAGTTTAGTCAGAGATATGCTGATACTAATCTTCTAGGAGATATACCTGTACCTGATCTTCGTCATCAGGATAATAAGAACCGACAGAATAGTACCGATGACGTACCAGAAACCAAGAAGCAAGACCTTCAAGAAAAGATTGCAGAACATTTCGTTGAAGCGATGGATCTCTACAATGAACTCCTCTCTTCGGGCATTGCAAAGGAGTGTGCGAGATTTGTTCTCCCGTTAGCAACACCTACCCGCCTCTATATGACTGGTTCATGTCGTTCTTGGATACATTACATCACTCTAAGGTCTGCACATGGGACACAAAAGGAACATATGGATGTTGTTGCAGAGTGTAGAAAAATCTTTGTAGAACAGTTTCCATCAGTCTCTCAAGCCCTTGAGTGGGTCTAAATAAAACTACATATTATCTTATTATGCCAACATATCCAATCATCCATAAAGAAACTAAAGAGAAGAAAGAACTTTCTATGACAATGAAAGAGTATGACCAGTGGAGAAAAGATAATCCGGAGTGGGATAAAGATTGGCAAGCAGGAGTTGCTTCTTGCCAAGAGATAGAAGGTTGGAAAGGAGAAGCAGCATCAAGTGGTTGGAATGAAGTTTTAGATAGAGCATCCAAACAACCTGGTGCTAACGTCCGTAAAAACCGCGACTATAGTTTTTAAGTATGACCCGTAAAAAGAAATCAGACCAACCAATAGGTGTCGGACTCACGGCCAAGCAGATGAAAAGAAAGAAACCAATTAATGCAGATATGATGAGGGACATAGAACCCCTCACAGACAATCAAAAACTTTTGTTTGAATCATATGCCAAGGATCAAAACCTTGTTGCTTATGGTGTTGCAGGAACAGGTAAGACTTTCATCACCTTATATAATGCATTGAAAGATGTTCTTAATCCAGACACACCTTATGAGAAAGTTTATATTGTAAGGTCTCTTGTTGCTACTCGTGAGATTGGTTTCCTTCCTGGAGACCATGAGGATAAGTCATCCTTATACCAGATACCATACAAGCATATGGTAAAGTATATGTTTGAGATGCCATCAGAGGCAGATTTCCAAATGCTTTATGGTAATCTTAAGGCACAGGATACTATTGACTTCTGGAGCACATCATTCATTCGTGGAACTACATTCGATAAAACAATTGTTGTAGTTGATGAATTCCAAAACTTGAATTATCACGAACTTGATAGTATAATGACAAGAGTAGGAGCACACTCAAAGATTATGTTCTGTGGGGACGCTACTCAATCCGATTTGATTAAACAGAATGAGAGGAATGGCATCGTAGATTTTATGCAAGTCCTTCGTCTTATGTCTTCTGTTGATGTAGTTGAATTTGGTGTTGAGGATATCGTTCGGTCAGGGTTAGTCAAAGAATACATCCTCGCTAAATTGGAACTTGGTTTATGACCTTTAAGTATTGTAATTTTTTAGGTGAACTTGAATTAAAAAAGAGAGAAACTCCTGGTTGTAGACTCTATGAGTTACCTGATGGTCAATGGGTTCCTTCTATTACTTCGGTAACTTCTTTTTATAACAGAGAAATCTTTGTTAAGTGGAGAAAGAGGGTCGGTATTGAAGAAGCAAACCGTATAACAAAGAAAGCAACTACCCGTGGTACAGATTTTCACGAGGCTGCTCAAGCATATTTGGAAAATAGAGATTTGGTGTGGGAGGATTACCTTCCTGCTACTAAGTTTATGTTTCATCATGCTAAGCCATATCTGGATAAGATAAATAACATACACGCTATAGAAAGAACCCTTTACTCTGAGTACCTTGGTCTTGCAGGTAGGGTTGACTGTATAGCAGAATACGATGGTGAACTTGCCGTAATAGACTTTAAGACTTCAGAAAAGATTAAACCTGAGAAATGGATGGAAAACTATTTCGTTCAGGAAATGTTTTATGCAGCAGCGTATTATGAATTAACAGAAATCCCTGTGACAAAATTGATTACTATTATGGTAACCCCTGGTGGTGAAGTAGAAGTATTTGACAAAAGGAACAAAGGGGATTATATTAAATTATTAGTACGCTATATAAAAGAATTTGTATCTCACCATACTGGGTCCTCGAATGGAGAATGAACTAGAAAAGGCATTGAAGGACAAGTTCTTTTGTCCCGCACGATTTGCACAAGAGATTGAAGGTATGGTTCAAGCCCATACTGAAATGAATTACATTGATGCCATCGTTTATTTCTGTGAGTTAAACTCCATTGATTTAGAATCAGTTCCTAAACTTATATCTAAACCTCTTAAAGAAAAAATTAAATACGAAGCACAAGAGTTAAACTTTTTGAAGCGCACTAGCCGTGCGAAATTGGTTTTTTAATTCCATAAAGGGGGGTAAAAATTCCCAGCAAAAAAATCACCCTATTACTTTTTTATAATGATGGCTGCTGATGCCTATAGATGTTACCTTGCAATGAAAAACCATTGGACGAAGGAGAAGTATGATTATATAAAGTATAGGGGTAAGGTAAGGGCAACCAATGAGGCATTTTATAAACGTA